GGAACATCCACATACTTTGGTGAATCATCACGTTTCGCAGAGGGTTCGGCGAGCAGATCAGTGTCACCCCCTTCATCGCCGCCGACATCTCCTCCACCGGTGTCTCCACCGCCAGTGTCACCTCCACCGAGGTCACCACCTAAATCTCCACCTAAGTCTCCACCTAAGTCTCCTCCACCGGTATCACCACCAGCACCACCACCGAGGTCACCTAAACCACCAGCAAGTCCACCACCGCCACCGGCACCTTCACCAGCTTCTCCACCAGCAGTTGCAGCTTCAAGCTTAGCGGAAAACTTTTTATCAAAAAACATTTCTCTTTGGTTGCGTAAAAATTCATCTTCTGACATTCCAAACATATTTTCTGCTATCCAACGTTTTGAAAAATAACCCTCAGTTGCATTACCAGCAACAGAAAACTTTTTGTCCCAGTGTTCAAGCTCTTGCAATTCAGCAATCTTAGATGGGTTGTTTAACTGTAGCTTAAATGTTAATAAATCATCGTTTCTATAGCCAAGAGTGTAAAGGTGGATAATACCAATTTTTTCAAGCTCTGCAATAGCTACACGTTGTAGTCTTTGTATAGTTCTTGCAAAACGAATATCTTTTTGTGCAAGGGTGGTTTTATCCTCAGAAGCACCTTCTCCCATTGTCAAATAAGATTGTGGTATTTTGAGAGCAGCAAACAACTTATCTCTAAGATACTTAACATCATCGATACCGCCGTTATAAGCAGCACCGGGAAGACTTGTAATGTCTGTAGATGATTGTCCGCCACGAATTGGGATGTAGTAATCCTCTTCAATTGACAAAGGATTGTATCGCAAATCAACACGACCAGTTTTTGGATCGACAACAGAATGTCGCTTTAATTGTGTCATTACTTTCTGCATATATTGTTCTACATCTTGTGGAGGAATACCACCAACGTCAATCTTGAACAAACGACGCTCCGGAGCACGAACAATTCTATAAGCCATCATAGCATCTTCTAGCAATATAAGTTGACGGTGAATGCGTCTACAAGGTTCAAGGACTGATGTTCCATAAGGAGCATGCTTATCATTACCAAGGATTCTGAAGTGAGCAACTTGCCAATTCTCCAGAGTTAGTCCCGCTGTATTCCACTGGTATTGAACGTAATTTGGATTACTTTGATCCTCTCCCTCAAGACGCTCGATCTCTCTTGTCGGTAATCCGATAGCAGATCGAATTCCCATATCTTCATCAATATCAAGATAAAGAAAGAAGTCACCGTACTTACACATTGTTCTAGCCCAACCAAAAAGGTTGTGTTCGATATTTAACACATTATGATATAAATTATGGAGGATGTGTTTTATTTCTTCATTGGCACATTTAACATTTAGCATTGGCCTAAGTGCTGTGTGTGTTGTCATTTCATCTGCATAGATATCAAGAGATGATGCTATCTCTGGCATATATTCCATTTCATCAAAATCAACATAACGTTCTGCTCTGTTTCTATTTGATATCATGTTAAGTGTAACAGAATTTATAGGGTTGTATTCCCACTTTTTAAACTGAGCGCCTGTAGCAGATTGAAATCTCACTGCATAATTGTCTAATTGCCGTCTTCGTAATTGACGACCTGTTTGAGTTCTTCTCTGAGTTATCGGCCCAGAAAATAATTTTGTAAGAGCCTTAAAAAGATCCGATTGAGGATTATAAGGCGACTTTTTATATTTTGGCATAGCTGTTCCTTTTCGTAATAAATAGTTCTATTATAGCATAAAGTAAAGCAAATGTCAAGCTATCCTCTGAAAATCCAAGCAAAGTCCTTGTAAGTCTTTTCAAATTCCTCTAATGCTTCTTGCGTCTTTGTGCCTGTATACCCTCTCATTCCTTTTATAGCTGTGTTCATGGTCGTTTGTGACGATTTAATTGATGAGATCATTGCTTCTTGATACAACTTATCTTTTTCAGAAACCTCTAAAGCTGTGTCACGAACCCAGCAAGCAATTGCAAGAGACATAATTAAATCATCATGATAGGATCTCATAGCTTGTGGCTTGCCATTATTCCATATAAAAGTTTTAACCTCATGAAATAGTCTAGAAGACTTTGGTTTTACCAACTTGTTTCTAACATACTCTTCAAGTTTTGCAACTATAAGCGGTCTTGTTTTCATAGATGTAGTAAAACCAATCACGGCTCTGTCGTTATACTCTCCTTCAAGAGAATCAACATATTCATGGGTTGACTTAATAGAATAATATAGATTGGGATATCCAAGATCTCTTACTTTTTCACAAGCTGCAATGCCTATTCCAACATTCTCTATTACCATAAGACAGTTACCATACTCTTTTCCTGCATCATTCAAGATTTTTGCAAAATGGTCCATTGTTGGTTTACCTTGATATTCAGCCACAACTTCCATTGTATCTGTTCTGAGAACGTGGAATACAGAACTATCCGCTCCGTCACCTCTTGCAACATCAGCAACCATAAGGTAAGGCACACCTTCTTGATACTTTTCCCAAATCCACATGTTTCTATCCCAACCAGTTTTATACTCTGGTTCTTGTTGATTTTCATATAGCCAAGCAATATCATCAGGGTGTATAACAGTTTCACCAGATGTATTAAAGTTACATTCAAGTTCTTGTGCTATTTGTCTTCTTGACATATTTTTTGTTTCTTTTTCAAACCAATCTTGATCACGCTCAGGATGAACGTCCCAAGGAAGAGACACTGGGTGAAATTCGTTATCTCCATTCTCTGCATCTATATAAGTTCTATGAAACCAGTTTCCAACACCCATAGGTGTTGACAAAGCTATACAACGACCCCCTGTTGATAGAGTAGGGTAGAGACCTGCCCAAAGATCATCGAGGCCGTCAACGTGTGCTGCCTCATCTATAATCAATAAAGATAGAGCTTCTGAACGACCGGCATCTGCTGATGTTCCAACAGCTTTTATCGTAGAGCCATTTGATAATTCAAAAGAAGTTCTATTGTCTATAACAATACTTGCCACTTGCATCCATTTAGGCAAGTTCTTCATTACCATTTTTACTTTCTTTACTAAGTTGGCTGCTGTTCCAAACTTAGTTGCCATAACTAAGATATTCTTTTCTTTGTGAAACAACATAAACCATACAGCATAAGCGGCTGAGATTGTAGAGATACCCAACTGTCTTGCCTTAAGGATAACTGTGAAACGATAGTCGTTAAAATCCTTAACTAATTCGTCTTGGTAAGGATAGGTATTAAAAGGAATCAAACCCTTAAGTGGGTGTGAGATCCGACAATAATTGTTTATAAAATAAAGAGGATCTTTTCCGCACTTAAGGATTTCTTTTATTATTTCTTGCTTTGATAGCTTGAGGGTCATTATGCCTTCTTCTGGTTAGCACCTTTCTTTCGTGTATCATTTTGTGGACGTTTGTCCGAAAATTGTTCTAAGAACTTTCTTGTAACGTCTCTTGTAGCATCAATTGAAGGCTCAAGAATTGGCATAGCTTCAATGCCACCAATTTTAAAATGTTGTTGTGCTTCTACAAAAGAACGTATTCTTGAAGAGGATTGCACAAGGATGTTTGGTTCACTTTTAGCAGTAAGGGAGACAGACTTACCTGTTACTTTTCTATACTCTTTTTGAAGAAATTTTTTAATTTCATTTAGCATGGATTCCATATCTTGTTCAAAATTTTTACCATAAACTTCTTTCAGCATTACCTCGCCATGATAAGATAAGATCATTGAGTCTCCATAAAAACGAACTTTAAAACCATCCATAACTCTTTTATCCATCAAAGCACACCCTTCTTCTCTTTTTAAACCCATTGATCTAGATTCTCCGTCATAAGAAAACCTTTCGTCGTGAGCTCCGTCATAAACGTTTGAAGCTGCTTGTGCCAATCCTCGTATAATTTCTAATGTTGTACTACTCATTTGGTCTCCATCCTTTTAGCCATCGTTCTTCACGATCTTCTACCCATTGTATATAACACTTTTCACAACAATTAAATTTTGCCATATAGACATCATCTCTTGATTTAAATGAATAAGTCTTACAAACAGGACAAGAACGCTTAGATTCTTTCGTAATTAGTTTCTCTGCAATAAAAACGCCACCTACTTCAATTTGTAGATCGTCTTTTTGATTAGAATCTTTATAAAGATCTTTTAGCTGCTTTACATATTGTTTCTCTTTTTCATCAGTCCAGTATCGTTTTGGGTTTTGAATTGCTTCTTCACCATACTTTTCTGCGATTGCTTTTTCTACTTTTACAATATAGTTTGGATCATTCTTTTTCATAATCCCACCTTTCTGAATTGCCATACTTCTCCTCATCAGTTTCGTGTGTTGTTCTTTCTGGTGAATCCATATCTCTATAGACTCTCATCCAATATGGGGTTTCCAAATTCTTTGGACTTAAAGAGTTGTCTAAAAATCTCATTTTATTATTTGGACCACAACATAGTACACCATCGTGATCATCAAAGAAATAAGTTTTTGTTTTATGTTCGTGCCAACACTCAGATTGTCCGTGATCGTTTACATCTCTTGGTCTTTGTGGATCACAAGTCCAAAGATAAGTTCCTTCCCATTTATGACCTGCTCTGTTAAACATTTCTACATCCATTCCTCGGAGACCTTGAATCTGTGTCATTTGCCAATAGTCAGATATAGTATCCCACCAAGCCACATCAGGCATCTTAATTTCTTTGTTTGGTGTTTCTTTTCTATTAAAGATGGCACACTGATCTACTTTATCATAGAAAGCTCCCATAGATGGAAGGTAAACCAAATAAAGTGGTGCTCTGCCTCTAATAAATCTTATTGCGTGTAAAACGCCAAAAATAGTCTCATCTTTGCCATAGTTTGGATCGCCTGATAAAAACGATTTCTTTACATAACACTCAGTGTACGGTGTCGATACAATCATGGGTCACTCCTAGCTTTTCTTATAGCACTACTAATATCAATAGGGTTTTGTATTTGTTTTGTCCCTAGTTCTTTTTGTGCTCTTGGTACATTAATGTTTGTTGATAGACCTTTTAATTCATCACTAGCCATTACCAACTCTCTTACATCATGATACATGTTAAAGAATGCTGTAATTAGCTGCCTTGTGTCATCGATAGCTGTGTGAAGCTGGATATAATCTGGTCCTGGTCCATACACATCCATCATTCTTTGCAGTTTGCCGTTAAAAACTGTAATTGTTTTCATTTCACCTTTGATTTCTTTTTCTTTTTCATCAAAGAAGCGAGCCATCTTGGGGTTGTCCTGTTGCATTTCATACTCGGCTATACCCTTTAAAACTTGTCTTTGAAAGTTCACTGTGTCAAAAATATCAATTTGTTCAAACGCAGTTGTGTCTATACCAAGAGCTTCACCTTGTTTGATTATTTTTCTTCTATCAAAGGTTTTTATATTATGTCCCACAGAAACAATATTAGGACCCAAGTCTTCAATCCAAGCAAGAAACTCTTCCAAAGCTTTGTACTCATCTCTATCATCTTCTCTTGTTTGGTAGTTAGTGTATTCGAGCATATCAGCTACTGTGTATGGTCTTCCTTCTTCTTTTTCTTGTTGTGCTTTAAGAATAAATTCTAGTTCACTTGTGACCTGATTTGTTTCTTCGTATTGTTGTACAATTTCAGCAGCTCTGTTTAAAATGTCTTGTTGCATAACGTATTTTTTTAAAGTTTCTTCGTTTAAGGCAACATTCACATCAAACTCTGCTATTGGTTCAATTGGAGCAGAGCCATCGATGTCAACAATTTTATAAGCTATAGCTCCATATTGAGTTATTTGTCCATCAAAACCTATGGATTCTAGATCCCAAAAAAACCAAGTTTTTCCATTTAGCTCTCGTCTCATATATTCTAGAACATCTTGAGGAGTCATATCCCTTAGTAAAGATAAGTCCTCATCAAGAACTTTATCAAGCTCTTCCTTGATTATTCTTTTTATATCTTGTTTGGTTATTTTCATCAATTTACCGCTTGAGCTATGACTATTGTAAATCCTACTCCAGTAATTAGTCCAAAAGAAAACCAAAGTTTCTTTTTTGGTGGAGTTTTTATTTTTTCCAATTCTTCTATGCGTTGTTGTTGAGATTCTACTTTAGAAGTAAGAACTCCTTTCTCATACTTGTGTTGCGATTTAAGTTTTTTTATTTGCTCTTCTTTCTCGGCGAGGGCAAGGCCAACTTGATAATCAAGTTCTATAAGACATTTATCTGTTGCGTCTTGAATTTTATCTGCTATCAGCTGAGAGGCTTCATCATTAAACAAACGACCAGAAAAGGGAGCGGGTTCTCCTGTTTCAAGGTATGTATATTCAGGTGGTTGTCCCCACGCTAGCGTAGATAATAAAAATAAAATCATTTTTTTGTTATTCCTAGATCGTCAAAGATATCATCAGGGTCAGCTTTTTGTGTTTCTAATTGCTTCAATCGCTTTTCTTTCTCAGCTTCTAGAACAATTTTTACAGCTTTTGCTTTTTGTTCTGCTCGTTTATCTCTGGCTTGTTTTGCTTTTTGTAAACGCTCAAGTTCTTCGTTCTCTTTCTTATATTGATCTTTAGCTAAGTTTGCCATTTCCAAATAGTTTTGATTTGAACGTCGCCCAAGAACATAAGACAAAATAAACAAACCCATAAGAATTAACCAGTTCTTATGAGCTACAACCCAGTTCTTTGCTTTGTATAACCAAATCATGACTAACCACCATGTCGCCACATTTTGGCAAAATCAACAGCAGTTTGTCCACCGATATACATCATAGCAATCATTCCCCAAGTTTCAGGATCTAATTGTGCGTTCCACAACAAAGCTGTTGCTGATACAAACACAAGCAGCTTACGAGATATTGCTTTCTCTTGTAGAGCATCAAGGATACCTTTTTGCTTGTTGTCTAAATACAGTTGTTGTTTTAGTTTTTCTTTTCTTTCTTGTTCCATTTTTTCTCCTGCCTTTAAAAATTCTTCTCTCGTCATTAGCTTTCTCTTAGTATCTGCATAACTCTATCTGTTATATACTCTGCATGCTCAGGGGACTGTTCAGCAACATGATGATAAATATCATTTTCAAACATGCTTCCCATTCCTTGTTTGACCATTGGTGCAAGATGCATAAACTTTCTAACGGTCTGCATAATAATGCCACCAACATAATCATAGTCAGGGTGATCAGGTCCCATCCCTGCTGTTATTCCACTAAAAGAATCCATAGGAGGATCCATGCCCATCATTTCGTTCATGACTTTGTTTAGCTCTTCTTTAATAATTTGCTTAATTTGTTTTTGTGTGAGTTTCATTTTTAATCTCCATAAAATGAAAGCCTAAATAGCTTTTACACTAAATAGGCTTTTGAAAGAGATTTAGCAGTTTACTTTTGCATAACCACCAACTTTCTGTATGTCTATCGTCTTATCAACACAGTCTTTTAAAACATCGAGGTGTGAGATTAACAATACCGTTTTGAACTTATCTTTTATCATATCTATCAATCTTACAAATCCTTCCATATGTTCTTGATCTAACGCTGTGGCAGGTTCATCCATTATAAATAGGGTGGACTTAGGTAGATTGGTTATTTCAATTAAAGCAAGACGTATAGCCATAGCAGCTATGGTCTTTTCAGCACCTGATCCCATAGATATAGGTCTGGAGTCGTACTTGGGGTGCTTTATATTTATGTCAAGGTTTCGACCATCTTCTTCAAACATAACTTGAAAGTCAACAATGTTTGTAAGACACTTTTGTATCTCCTCGTTAATAAGTGATAACTTTTGCTTAATTATTTCATATGCTATACCATTAGGGTGCATACAACGCATAAACAATTCGTAAGCTATGAATGATTCTTCTAACTCATCTTGTTCTCTCTTTTCAACGTGAAGTCTTTTGATAGTGCTTTTAACAGCTCCAAGTTCAACAAGATAATCTTGAATCTTTTTATCACACCTTTCTTTACGACCTTTTGCTTCATTCATCTTTGTTTTAACAGCATTTTTTGATCTTATAAGAGATGATAAGTTTTCTATTGCTTGGCGATTAGCATTATACTCATCTCGTTGTTGTTCAAGAGAAGCTTTTTGATTGATCATGAGAGATATTTTTGAAACAATTGATTCATTTGTAATCTCTAAGTTTTTGTTTATTTGAATAAACTTGTCTCTTTTCTTTACATTTACATCAAGTATTTGTAAATCTTTACTAGCAGAAACTTTATCAAGTCCAAATATCTTAAGCTTCCAGCCATCAATTATTTTTTCTACTTCCTCGATCTCTTCTTCAAGTGTCGGAAGATAGTCTTTGGCTTTGGTAGCATCTTTGACAAACTTATTGTCACAACAGTATTTACAGTCAGGATCATACTCATGGTCATGAAGCATGTTTATCTTTTTAATAGATTGTTTTTCTTTGGTTTTAAGCGTCCGTAACTCTTGTTCTGAAGCTTTTAAAGACTTTTCAAACTCACTACACTGCTCTATGATTTGCGCAAGCCTATGTTCATTTATGGAGCTTACAATATCATCTGCTTGTTCAATTGCTAAAACATTCTCTTTAATGCTAGTCTTGTTTTGTGAAACCTTCACACCAGCTTTATGTATCTCAACATCAAGACGATCTATTTCATCCTCCAATTCATCAATATCTATGATAGTTTGTGGAATAGAGTTAATCTCTTGTTCTATATCTGCAAGTTCTTTTAACAATTCTTCATAACGTGCATTGTGTTTTTTGCATAGATCTGTTTGTTGATCTATGTCATCATTGATTTCTTCAACTTCTTCTTGCTTAGCAACTAATAGTTCTCCTATCTTCTTGCCTTTAAGGCGTTTAATTAAAGCAGAAATCTCGGACGAATCCTTCTTTGCGAAGCTCAACTTTTGTTCAAAGATATCCAAATCAAGAAACTTTGCAAGAGTGTTCTTACGTTTTGTTGAGCCCTCGTTGATAAAAGAAAGTGAATCCATTTGAGAAGCCATTGATGTGATCATAAAATCTTCAATAGCACCAAATATTTTTCTTATGTTAGCTTCAGTGTCTTTTACAGAATCACCATTGCAAGAAGAATCGGTAGTGAGATTATGGAAATCGAGATCACCAGAGGCCACAGCGACGGACTTTCCTTTGACGGTCTTATAAGATTTATTAAGATTCCGAGTAATTTGATACTCTTGGCCATCTGCCTCCACAACCATTCTGATAGAGGCTTTATCTTTATTTTGATTAACGAGGTGAACGTTCTTCTTCTCGGCTTTGCTGGTTCTGCCAAAAAGGCCATAAAGAGCAGAATCAATAACAGAAGACTTCCCACTGTAGTTCTTGCCAAAAATGCCAACAGTTCCAGAGAGGTTATTAAAATCCAAGCTATTGTTTTGTCCATAATTAAATAAATTTGAGAACTGCATCTCTTTAATATTCCATTTGACGTTTCTTCGGACTTCTTCACTTTTCTCGACCTCTATATTATATTTAGTATTAAGATCAAGCACTTGACGCATCAAGTCCTCATTTAGATCATAATCTTTTAAATATTCTCTAATATATCTTTCTTGAACAGAAACATCACGCATGTTCTCCATTTTATGCTCTTCA